ATTAAAATAAGCCATTTTGTTTTGTTTTTAGTTAATAATATAATATACTATAATATAGTAAAAGTTTTTGATATAACAAAATTATTTCAAGAACTTTAATTTATATTTAGCTGAGTTTAATGTAGACTTAACTGTGTCAAGTTCATTTACTATTTCTGAGTATGGCATTTTAGATTGTAAACTATCTACCATTTCAACTAGCATTCTAATATAACCAAGTCCATCTTCAACAGTATTTAATGTTTTAGGTGCAACATCATTATATTTTAAAAGTACTTCTGCTGCTCCTTGAAATCCTTCTGCTAATGCATCTGCATGATCAGGTAAAGCATCATATAATTCATTAAGAGCTTTGTGTGCTGCAAATGATCCAGGTCCTGTTACTTTAAGATGTAACTTATGAATACTTGTTGCTCCATTCATCAATTCAGATACACATGATGCAGTAATTTGTTCTAGTGATCCACCAATATATCCTTTTTCTGGAGTACTTGTTGTTGTATCTCTTTTTAACATTCTAGGTTTTTCCATTATTTCTTTTATTAATTATTACGTTCTGCTGTTTCTGTACCTCTTGAGAACTGATTTCCAGATTCAATATCTCCGGCAAGTATACTTACTGCTTCATCTATTATTACTTCTACAACATCATCTTTAAATTCACAATTTACATTTACTAATGATTCAACTCCTGTATAAGGATCTACACAACCCTTAATCTGAATCTTTACAGGTTGTCTGTAGTATATTAAAGTAGTTTGATTTATTTCAAAATCTTTATTTGTATAAACATTTACATGATTACCTTTTAAAGTAGCAAATGTTTCTGCCCATTCAAAATTAGGTTGTTTTTGTTTGTCTCTTAAAAGTAAATTTACATTACCTTCTTCTGCAAAATAAACTGTCATTCTTCTATTCTCACAACAATCTTTTTTTGCAAATACATCTACTCTTTTCCATTGTAAGTAATCAGTAGGCATAGTACACTCATAGTAGTACTCTACATCTGCAATTGGCATTGTATAACTATTCATTAAAACTTGTAGATCATCTTTTCTTCTAGTAGATTGTTCATCACCTTCTTTTACTAGGTTAATACCATGTAACTGTCTACGTGCCCATTCTACTTGTGCTTTATTAAATACCTCAACTATTTGCCAACATTCAATGTTGTCATAATCATTAGAATCTAATTTGTTGATTCTTTGTTTGATTTTAATAGTAATGGTACTATTTTGCATTTGTTATTTTTTTTTAGATTTTATTGTTCCACCTTTTCTTTGTAAACCAAATTCTGTATCAATGGATTTTTTATAATCATTGTTTGCAGTACGTGCAGCTTTACTTTCTTTTGATAATGGTTTTAATGTTTTTACATAACCTTTTACCATAGCTTTTGCATATGTAACTTTTTCTTTTAACTTTTGTTTTGGTGTTAACATAAGTTTTTACTTAACTCTTTTCAAACGTGGATTTGCAATTTTTGCTTTTACGCTTGCTTTTCTAGTAGATGCTGCTAATATTGCAGATGCAGCATTTTTACTAATACCTTGTTTTGAAGCAATCTTAGATGCAACTGCTTTAAATCCAGGATGTTTAACACTACCACCTTTCTTCATAGTTTCTGTAACAGAATTTTTGTTAGGTCCTGTCATTCCACTTTGAGGAATACCATAAAATTGTCCAGGTTGTTTTGCCATTGCAGAACCAGATAAAGTAGAACCACCTTTAGCCATTTTCTTTGTGGTACCTCCACAACTCATACATTTTTTCATAACTATTTCTTTTTAGTAATTGTTTTTTTAATAATTCTAGCAGGTTCTCTTTTACCAATAGCAGTATATCCTTGGTCATTAGATGATCTAATTTTACCTATCTTTCCAGGTTGTACATTTACCGGACCACCAAATTTACTTTTTGGTTTTGCACCAGCTGCTAACTTTTTTGAAAGTGTCTTTGAAGTTTTTTCAAATACATTATTTTTATTTTTTGGTGGTGTAAGATCATATGCACCTTCTGGTGTTCTATAGTAAACAGTATTAACAGGACCAGTACGCAAACTTTTTGCCATTGGTGCTGGTTTAAATTCTTCTGCAATTCTTTCTTGTCTTGCTAATGGAGATTCTTTAGCACCACCTTTCTGCATTTTTTTAACCATACCACCAGTTTTGCGCAAAACAGTATTGCTATATTTCATTTTATTACCAGCCATTTTTTTAGCATCACCTATTTCTTTTAATTTTTCACCTGCTGCTTTTTGTGCATCACCAAGTTTTTTCTTTGCTAAACCTTCTGCATTTAATTGAGCTCCAGATTTACCTGCAACACTATTATTAGAACCTTTAACAATTTGCATTTTTGTAACTGTATGATCACCAAAAGTACCTGGTGTTTTTAATCCTAAAGATTGACTCTTAGATTTTTCAGCAGCATCTTTTAACATAGCACCTTTAATTGCTTTTTCATCACCCCACAGTTTTAAAGCTTGACCTTTAATTTTTGAAGGAGATGTTGTAGATGTAGAAACGTTAGGTTTAACTGGAGATTTTGTAGATCCACCATTTTGCATTTTTTTTACTGTACTAACTTTTTTCATTTTAAAAATTTTAAGATTTTTTTGCTTTAACTTGTTTCTTGATACCAGTAATAATTTTCTTATTTACTTTAGCATCCATATCTTTTTGTACTTTTTTAAATGCACTACCGTATAAACCAGCATCTTCTGCAGATTTTTTAATATATGAACCAGTATCTTTTAAAATTCTTACAGGATCTTTTGCTGCATTTTTTACTTTATTATATGCATCATCCATACCTTTTTTAATGGGTGTAATTAAATCTGGAAAATATCCCATATTAGGTACACGATCTTCTTTTGAACCACCCTTCTGTGCTTTTACTAATGAAGTTTTAAATTTTTTCATTTCACCACCAGCTTTCTTATATGCATCACGGTTATTGTTACTAAAAACAGTTGCTGCACTTAAAACTTTTTTATTTGAAATTCTCATTATCCTTATTTCTTAGTAAATGAACTTAATACATTAACTTGTTCTTGAGCAAGTTTTTTAACATCTGCCATCATCTTAGTGTTCTTTCTAATTTCATCTGCTCTTTTTAATGTACTTAATGCAGATTCTATTTCCCACTTTCTCATGTCAGCTTTATTACTACCCATAAGTGATATACCAATAGATGATGTTTTCTTAACAGGTGTTTTTTTAACTGTTGTAGTTTTCTTGATTGCCATAATAAAAAATTTAAAAATCTAGGTATTTTTACATACCTAGATCAATTATATTAACAATTTCCTTTTTTCATACCACCAAACTTTGCTTTTGGTATTGCTGATTTTGGAGCTTTAGTAATTCCACCTATATATTTTTTAGCACTTTTATCTGCAGTAACTTTTGGATTAACTTTAGATACTACACCTTTAGTACTAGGAGAAACATCATTCTTAACTTTTGAATTAACGTTAACTACTACACCACCAGATTTTTTACTTTTTGTTGCTATTTTTTTCATTATATTTAATTTTTAAGAGTTCCATAATTTTTCTACAGCCATGTTAAGATCTTTAAGAATATCTTCATTTAAAGGATTCTTCATGTACTCAACTACATCAGATACATTTCTACCAAGTAAAGCATTTGACTTTGCATGATAAATATAACCATCAGGCTTATTAATAATATACTTAAAAAATACGGAATCTCTAACAATTGATTTAATTTTTAGTGTTTCCATATCCATTGTTGTTGCTTCAATGAAAGATTTTGCTGCTCTTTCCTTGTTGCTTTCTCCACCTTCACCATTAATGTACATGTCCATATTCTCATATATAACATCATTTGGTGTTGACTTTCTATATTGTGTACTATTTAAATCTACAACTTTTGCTATGTAGAATAACTTAGTACTGTTTTTATCAAATAATTTTTGAAGTTCAGCAAGTGCTTTGTTACGCATCTTTTTGTACTCCGTTCTAACCATAACAGTTTCTTCTTCTTTATCTAAGTAAAACTTAGGTGGAACTGCTCTTGATCTTGCATCATCAAAACTTTTAGCAACTATAGAGAAACCTCCTGCTTCAATTGCATGTAATTTAATTCTGTCATAAGGATCTTTTGGATCTAGAAACAACGGATCATTTCCACATGCAATTGATATTTTATTCCAAAATTCTTTATTATCCGGCTTAAGTATTTTAACATTGTTCCAAAACTTTGGATCATCAATCTCTAAAACATTAGCAGCAAGTTCTTTTTCAAGTTCTATAATTGCCATTCTAATTTCTTTTACTCTAGCCTCTCTTTGTTCTACTGGTAATAATTTAATTTCAGGTGCAAATTCATTTAAACCTGTTATGTATCTTATTACTCCATTGTTCTCTAAACAAGCAAGTTGTTCAAAGTGTTTCACTCCATCATAGAGTGACATACCATAATTTTCCAGCCCCATATTAGTTGCTGCATTATCAAAGAACGGTCTTACTGCAATAGCAGTTTTTTTATTGTTAGCTTTATTGGTTTCCACCATTGTGAAATCTTCCATCTTGTTTGGTTTTTAGTTGTTGGTTAAAATTTTTTTAATTAAAGAAAGGGAGAACTATTACATTCTCCCTTTAGTTTTATTTATTTAGATTAGAATGATCCACCAGTAATTGGGTTTCTCATAACAATCTTCAATACCTTAGTTGGATCTTTTACCCAAATAGCTGGCATTGTTTGTGACATCATTACACGGTATCCATTAAATTGTCCAGAAGACTGGAATCCTTGACTACGTCCCATATAATCCATTGTACCATTTTGGTACCACCACTTCAATTGGTTATCCCAAGATAATTTCAACATGAAGATATTATCATTAGTATTATCAGTGATATCAAAGATAATGAATGAATAAGAACTTAATGGGAAACCATCAATAATTGGATTCTCAATATCATTTGTGTGAACATTGTCAAATGCAGGGTTCAATACAAACTTAACATTTGCCAAGAAAGGAATAACATAAGAAGTGTAAGAGAAACCAAAATTCAAGTCCATACCTTTACCAGTGATAGCACCAATGTCAGCAGCTTGAATTAATAAACCTGAAGAAATTGCCTCAGTTCTAATAGCTTCATTTACCATTCTCATTCCACCCATACCAGTTTGAACAACTAATGATCTCTTTGGATCTGGACCTTGGAATTCAACCTTACCATTGAAGAAGTTATAGATTTCTCCACGGAACAAATCAAGTGTAAAGTTATTCTTATTGTATACTCTTTTGAAAGAGTTATCTAACTGCTTCCATAAACCTACTGATAATCTAACATCATCTGGTCCATCTTGACGAACTCTACCACCATGACCCCACATTAAGTAAGTCTCAATGTCAGTTGCTACCTTAGAAAGGTGAGCAGCTTCCATATTAGTTAAGAATGTTCTAGATAAATCACCATTGTCAAATGCTTTTTTAACTGCATCTTTACCCATAGTTTTTACCATGTCCTCTAATGAGTTGATAGAAGGATCAATGTTCTTATCAAAGTTTCTCCAGATTTCAGTTACAGGAACTGTACCATCTGCATTCATTCCACCTTTGATCATTAAGTCTGCTCTTGAAGATACAGAATAATGTACGTGTGCTTCAGCACCACCAACATAGTTATAGAATTCACGGAATCCTGCATTTGTGATGATGTCAGAGAATCTTTCACCATATTCACCTCTTGCGGAACCTTTACGGAATACTTTAGTACCATTGGATAAGTACTTGTTATCAATGTACTTGTAGTTATCATTGTTAACTAACTGTACAGTGTAGATAAATCCATCACCCATTGGAAGAATATCTTCTGCAGTGATGTACATCTCAACACCATTGTATTTGTCATATGTGATAATATCACCATGTCCAAATTCTCTCTTGTTTAATTTGATACGGAAGGTTGTACCATCTATACCTTTAAAGTTGTTATCAGATTCAATATCTTCAATGATGTATGGAAGGTCAATGGAAACTGGTGTTTGCCATTTGTACTCTCCACGAGCATTGTCTACATTAATTACATTTTTACCACCAAAAGATGATAATTGGTAAAGAGGCATTTCTACCCTTTGTGCCATTGCCCAAAGGTCTACTGGACCTAAGTCCATTGGTTCTGCATCTTTTAACATATTCACCAGGTGGTATGAATCCACATGGGAACTTGCATTGTAAGCGGTATCCCGGAGGAAAATACCATTGTTCATTACTGGAGTTGCCATTTTTATTTATTGTTTATTTGTTACTAATTAAAATCTCCTAAACATGTTGCCAGTGTTTCTAGAGAGGGTTTGTTTTGGTTTATTACTTGGTCTTCTGTCATTATCTCTTTCTTCATTTACTGAAGAAGTTATTTTTCTTGACTCTTCTGTTTTTAATTGTCTTACTACTTTTTCAGTAGCAATCTTACTACCTTGTTCTCTTACTTTACCTTTATATCCATCTGGATCTGCAAGTAACCAAAGTGCTTCTGCAATAAGATCATGTCTAGGTTCTACAAACTGATACTTCTCTAATAAGTGTCCTAACATGTTTGTAGGTTTCCCGGAAATAGAAGGGTAATTAGGTTGTACCAATCCTGAATATAACATACCTTGTGTTTTTTTATCCAGTTTAATACCTCCTATGTCTCCTACTGAAAGTGTATTATATACATTATCAGTATACACTCTTGCTGCATCTTGTTGTTTCTCTTTCTTTTGTTCTTGTTCTGCTAGTTGTCTTGCAACAATCTCTTCTTGCATTCTATCTAACTTAGGTTTAAACTGATTAGCTTTTTGCTCTAGTTTACCCATATCATACCAATCTTCTATTTCAGATTCAATTTCTTCTGCAGTTCCAAAATTTGTTGTGTACAAATACTGTCTTGCAATTTCTGCTTGATCATACTCATTAGTTGGATCTAACTGAATCATTTCTTCTACTTGTGCAAGTGTTCTGAAAAGACCTTTAAGATCTTGTCCACCATCAGCTACATACTTTGCAGCAATCTGAAGTTCTTCTGGTAAAGCATTAAAGAATTCTTTTGGAGTATTTTGTCTTACTTTATTTACTTTGTCTTCAGTATTTGCTTCAAATAATTCTCTGAAATCTTTTGTAGTATATTCTTCAATTGGTTTATCATCATCAAATGGAATTAAAGATCCTTCTTCAATCATTTTCTGTGCTAAATCTAAAAGACCTGACTTGTCTACTTTTGGTCTTCCTTTATTACCTGCATCTTCTTCTTGAGAAATTAATCCATCAAGTTCAGCAATTGCTTCTTCTACTTCTTCTTTCTGTGCTACATCCTCTTTAGAAGGATTAATAGACTTGTCAAGGAACGTCATGTCTGTATTTTCCTTTGAGAATACAGATTTAGGTTTATCATCTTCTTTGCCATCTGCAGGTAACATTACATTTTCTGCACCTGGCATTCCAATCATCTCATCAATGTTTATATCTGCTTGTCCTACCGTTGTAGAATCTTGTAACTGAGTTTCCTCATTTTTGTCATTTGCCATTTGTTTGGTTTTTTATTGGTTGTTATAATAATATAATAATTAAATTTTAAAAATTTAAAACTTCTATTTTAATTTTTAGCACTATATGGCTAAACCTTATTTCTTTTTATCTGAAGACTTAGAATCAAACTTGTTTTTGTTCTCTCTAGCAATTTGTAACTGTTTATTTGCTATATCTTGTTGCACTTCTAACTTCTGTCTATCAATATCCATTTTTTGTCCAGATCTAAGATTTTCATTATTTTGTTTTTCTCTTTGTAAATCAGTCTGTTGTTGATATTGTTGAGACTGTCTTATTTCTTTCATAGAGTCTTCATAGTCAGATACTTTATTTTCATTGATATCTTTCATTGCACCAAAACCTGCAGATCTAATTTCAGCTACAGTAATTTCTTTCTCTATCATCTTATCATCTCTTTCTGCATTTGCTTGTATCTCCATCTGTTTTTGTTTTTCCTGAGATGCAAGTTGTTCTTGTTGCATTTGTTGTGCAGACTGTTGTTCTTGTTGTTTCTGTTCTTGTTGTTTAGATTCAGATGTTTTCATTGCAGTATTAAGTTCTGCTATTGAATCTGACTGAACAATTTTACCAAGATCATAAATAGAAGCACCAGTAGTATTATTCTGTAATGCCATTCCTTTAAGTTGTTCTAGAATAGCTCTATGGTTTGCAGTAGTACTACAGAATATATTAAGATCTCTCATTAATAAATCTGTACCATTAATTTGAAAATTAACTTTTTCATCTGCTGATGTAGTATATGTAAGTCTTGCAGATGGTTTAGTAGAATTATAAAATTGTGCTAAATCAGTTCTCATCTGATGTACTCTTGGCATTAAGTAATCACAGTGTTGTATAAAGAATACTTCTGTTTGTGCATAAGATGATGCTGCTGCTTGTTCTACTCCAGTTGCTGTCATTTGAGATAACTGTTGTCCCATTCTTTGTGGGTTAACACCAATTACTTCATATGCTTGTTGTTTAAAATGGTTAGCTAGCTGTATCCTTGACATTAGTCTTTCTGTTTGAGATAGATCTAATTTTTGGAAATGTTGGAAGTTTAATGCATTTTCAGTATTAGCAATACTGGTATCCAATGGTAACATTTGAAAGTTCTTCATTGCCATGTATGCTTTTGCATAATTACCTTTACCCCAATCTTCTCCTAAAGAGTGCTTAGGAAGAGTGTTCTGGTCTAACATGATAATAGTACCTAACTCATCTACTAATATGTCAGCAATCTGGTTGTTTACTATGTTATATCCAATCTGGTATGGTTTCATTAAATCAAGTAAAGCTGTAGACTTAGTATTTCTATCTGAAAATACTGCACCTTCTACTGGTAACTTACAACCATATAATGTATTATCTCCTTTAAATTGAAACTTAAGTGATCCAATTTTGTTTTTTTCTACTCCAATATATATAGGAGAGAATCCACCTGGATTGTTCATACCCCAGAATGAAGGAATATTTGGTCCAATTTTTACACCACCCCATACTTCATTTATCCAAATCCAATCTATGTGGTCACCAAAGATTAAGTTATCTTTATTTTTGTTTTTAAATAACCTAGTATCATAAATAGGTTTATCTTCTACCTTATAATCTTCAGTTATAATTTCATTAACAACTTCCCCATTATCAGTAATCTTAGTAAGGTGTCCAACTTTTCTTTGTGTTTTCCAATATACAGTTGATACTCTTAATAAATATGCAGTACCTTGATCATAATAATCTTCTCCTTCTGCTAAGATTTGTTGTATAATATCTCCACCAGCTACATTTGCACCAGCAACTGCTGATGTATATTGTCTAAATGCAAGTGATGGCATATTAACATTCCAATCATGTGACTTAGTTCCATCATAAAAAGAACCATCATTTTGTTGTCCTTGAATAGTATATCCTGCAGATCTAATAGGATAAATAGCTTCTAATGCTGCCATTTGTTCTGTAGTCATAAGATAACCATATTTATCAATAGCATCTGATGGTGTCATCATATCTGTTTTACCTACCCAGTTAGATTGAGATATATATCTTGCATCTGGAGACTTATGGTAAAAACAAACTACAGGATTCCATAGTTCTACTTCATAGTCATCTTCCATCATTCTCATGTGCCAGAATTCTCTATCAGTAATAAGCATATCTCTAAATGCTCTTTCTTCTAGTTCATCCATTCTGAATCTTTCTATATCTACCTTATGTTGATGTGATGCCCATTCTTCTACCATAGATCTATAATCTTTTTTAAAGAATTGTTCTATCTCTGGTAATGTTTTTAATTTATCTGGAGATACTTCCTGTTGTGCTTCTGGAGATTCCGGATCTAAACCTTGTTCTAATAATGCAGATGTAATTTTCATTTGAGCATTAGCCATAAGTACTTCTTCTACTTGTGCTCTTTTTTCTTCCATCATTTCATTATATGAAACTTCATCAACGGAACGGTATGTTAACTTAGTTGATCTTTTAGCAAACTCAGCTACTAGAACATTAATAACATTTGGTATAATCGGATAGAATTTTAACTCTAATGCAGATGCATCTTCTCTAGTTAATAATTCTACAACATCTCTATAATCATTATTATCTTCTACAATATAATCAGACTTATCTATAATACCTTTTGCAAGTTTATAGTTCTTCATAAGTCTACGTGCATTTCTACGGATTTGTTTTAAACCTTGCCATTCTATCCAGTCTAAATTCCATGCTGCCCATTCTTCATCTTTTTCTTTTCTAGGAATAAACTGTAATGGTTGCGTAATACTACCTAATCTATTATGTTCGGTTTTTGCACCATTTTTAGCTTGTAAAGCATTTATTATTTGCATAACTTTTTATTTAATATTTTTAAATGCAGATTTTTTGAATCCATTGTTACCCATATTCCTCATTCCACCACCTAGATGTCTAAACGGACTCTTATTTAATTTAAACAAATTTTCTGACTTTTGCAAGTTTTTAGCTGCATCATCCATTATTACTCTTTTAGTATAACCTCTATTTGCTTGTTGTATTCTCATAAATGCTACCATTGCAGAAAATGCAACAAGTCTATCCACATTCAGTCCATCTGTATATGCATGCATTTCTTTTAGTAACATTATATCTGGTATTCTTTCTACACCATATATTGTTTTTACTATAGTACCATCAGGTTTAGTTACTGTGTCTAATTCTTCTTTACAGTATTCTATTACATAACTTAGTAAATGATGTTTAAATAGTACTCCGTTATTTCTCCAACCATACTCCTGGAAGACGTTAGCATTTGCACCTAAGTCTTTTAAGAACATTATTTGATTTTTAGGTACTAAATACTTTTGTCTTTTTCTAGATATCATATATAAAATAAACAAAGAAATATTATTTTCAATTACAGTCTGAGCATTATACCATTCTATAATCATTTCTAACCTTTCATGTGTTTGTTTGATATCATCAAATCTTCCACACCATGCAGCTACTATTCTATCTTGTTCTATATAAGTATCTGTTTCACCATTACTAATTTTAGTTACTTCTACAGGAGCTTTCATAACATAAATAGAACATAGTGAATCACTAGTAGTAGTTTTACCTTCTGCTACAGGGTCAATAGATGCGTAATACTGACCATATCTGGGATCTTTTACAGGTCTTTCCCATACAACTAAACAACCAGTTTTATCTTCAGTCTTTTTACTTATTGGGAATTCAGATATTGGTAACTTATTACTATCCTTAACTTTTATTTTTCCTGTTGCATCTCTTGATATATCCAAGTATTCATATGCATATTCTTTATCTTCTATTCTTCTTATCTGTGCAGTAACAAGATGTGATGGAAACTTAGATATTTTTCTATGTTTAAATGCTTCTGCAATATTTCTAGGATGCTGAGATATTTCTAACTGGTAATCCTCAGGGTCCATAGATTTTTTTATTTTTTCAAAATAATCATCTAATGCTTGTAATGCATCTTCTACAAGTGAATTACCATAATCATCTATATAAGGTGGCATTGACCATTGCTCAGGAATAAATAAACCTGACTTACCTAAAGTACCTTGCTCATCTAGTAAATCTGTTTCTACTGAGTAAATATCATTTGCTTCTGGATCTAGAATCATTTTCTTTAATGGTTCACATTGATCTAAATCACCCACAGATCCTGCTGCAATAAATAATCCTGTAGTGATCATACCTGATTTAAGAGCTGGTTTAATATATCCAAATGTTGTATTCATCTTAGGAGCAATACCTGCTTCCTCATGAAAGAAG